TTTTCAGTTACTGCTGGAGGAGCCCTGCAATATACAAGCACAAACCTAGCTGGACATACCTCAACTAATATGTATTTCCTTTCTATCTCTATAGGAGTATAAATATGGCAGTAGGATTAAAAGAAGCAACAGACGTAACGGATGTAAAGAAACTAAAAACCGGGCAGTCAGCCTCAACTCCCTCCATAAGTGATAAACTAGGCGCTGCAGCAACTATAGCAAGTAAACTTAGTTCATCTGATTCTTCTGGTTCTTCTAGCTCCCCTTTAAGCGCGGGTCTCTCCGGAGCAGCCACGGGTGCCGCAACAGGTACAGGACCGGTAGGGATTGCAGTAGGCGCTACTTTAGGTGTTGTTGGAGCAATTGCAGAAAATAAAGCTAAAAGAAAAGCAGAAAGTAGAAGAATTGAGGCGGAAAAGTGGAAGGCAATTGGAGAAATTCAACAAAATTCTGGTATTCAACAAGCCAACATTTTACAAAACCTAATAGGAAGCCTCCGCGGATCCTTTATTAAATAGAGGTTACAATGCTACGTCGTGTTGATTTATTAATTAATCAGATCCGTCGCCAAAGTGAAAACCAAGAATTCACGTCTACTTCTGGAATTTCAGACGATGAAATATTAGAATACATTAATAACGGTATTCACAGACTTCAATCAGTCATTCTTTCTCAACACCCAAATGTTTTTATTAAAGAAAAAGTTATACAATGCGTTGCTGGACAAGAAGAATATAGCATTCCAAGTGATTGTTATTTGGGCAATAAAATTACTTTAATAGAATACTCTGAAACCGGTTTAGACCGAGATTATAGACCTCTAGAAAGAGGAACTTTAAGAAACAGAACTTCAGATATAGAAGGTAACCCTTTATTTTACATTAGACGAAGCGAAAAGTTTTTATTAAATCCTATTCCACAGACTAGCGCTTCTAAAGTTAGAGTTTCCTATATTAAAAGAGTAAACGAAGTAGATAAAAGAAGAGGAATTATTGCAACTGCTATAACCAGCGGTTCCTCCATTACTTCTTTAATTATTGATACAGGTGGGAATCCGCCGTTAGACAGTACCTCTCTTTCTGAGCACGAACATCTTTGTGTTGTAGATAAGGAAGGCAATATTACTATGGCAAATATACCATATGACTCTATAGATAGTTCTACAGGCGTCGTAACTATTTCATCTGGCTTTACATTTGAATCTGGCGAAACTATAGTTGCCGGAGACTATATTGTAGGCGGTTTAGACACCTCAAGCCATAGTGAATATCAAAGAAACTGCGAAAGATATATCCTTGCTTACGCAACTTATAAACTCATGGCTCGAGATAGTTCTATAGACCTAGCAGAACAGAATGAAGAATTAAATAATATGGAACGAGAAATTGCCGCTACATATGCAGATATTGAGGACGATATCGTAACCGTACCTATATTACAATCCTGGGATATATAATGGCTGTTCGTAATATCCTTAGCAAAGCATTCGGAAATTTTAAGGGACTAGATCTACGCTCGTCTGAGCTAGTAACAGACCCTTCCTTTGCTACGGAAATTCAAAACGCCTCTTATAATAAAGCTGGCGCCATTATTAAAAGAAATGGACAACAAATTAAAGCACCTTCTAAAGGTGGCTTAGGTCTAGGTATATATAGCAATATTGATACAACAACAGGTGTTAATACACAAGAATTACTAGCAATAGATAATAAATTGCATAAATTAGTGTCATACACCCTAAGTATTACATACAGCGGCTCAGACATTGCCCTTTTTTCAATTACATATAATGTAGACGAAGAAGCCTTTTACGCAACTATAGTAGAAGATCAAGCAACAGTCCTATCCTTCCTCTTAGGAACAGGAAAAGAAGAGGTATCCCCAGTAACAATTGCTAATTTAGTTACAGCAATAAACGCCGTAACCAATTTTACCGCCGTAGCTTCTGGAGCTACAACAACACCGGCTGCATATCTAGATCTAGTACAAGACATACAATTAAGTGCAACAGCAAGCGTAATTGCATACCACAACTGGTCACAAGTCCGATCTCCAATGACCTCTCCTTTTGCTCAAGCCGATGCTAATAAAAATGAAGATCTTTTTACTAATGCATCTATTGTAAACTTACAAAATGTTGTATACATTGGTACAGGTTACGATGAAATGATGAAATATGATGGGCAAAATGTATATAGAGCCGGTATGCCCCAAGGTGTAACAGCAACAACTGCCGTAGCTGGTGCAGGCGTCATTACAAATGCAGATACAAGATATATAGTAGTTCCTACTCAATACGATGCTAAAGGAAACCTTGTTGAAGGTATTGCTTCTGAAGAATCTATAGGTCTAGCATTAACCGCTCAAAACGCATCCGTAACACTAACTAACATCCTCGCTTCCTCTGGGTTTAATACGTCTTGCGCCATAGTTAACGGAGCCCAAGTTTCCGTAACTACTATAAACGTAGATGATGGAGCCGGGGGTGCCCACACGCTTCAAGTTGGTGATACAGCATATTTTTACGACGCTATTTCCGCTTCTTACGTAGAAAGATCTATAACAGCCCGCACGTCCTCCACATTAACTATTGCCGGTGCAGCAGTTACGGTTGCAGATAATGCCGTAATAAGCAATAATTTACGTTTAGGTTTATATAGAAATATTGCTAGTGGAAGCACATTTTATTTTGTTGCAGAACTACCAAACAATAGTTTTACAGCAACTCAAGTATACACAGATTCTACAACCGATGCAAACCTTGATTTTGAATATGTTGTTCCTATTAAAGAACACGGACTGCCTCCTAAAAGCAGATTTTTAACTGTATTTAGAAACCAACTCTTTGCTGCAGATGTATTTAATACTGTTTATTATAGTGACATCGATAGCGCCGAATATTTTCCAGCCGGAGACAATTCCTTTAATGTATATACAAATAGAGGAGATACAATAACAGGCTTAGGATCTCTTCCAAATGCTCTCTTTATCTTTAAAGACAAAAGTTTACATATAGCATCTGGTGATTTTGCAGAAGATGCTTTTCGTCTAGATCAAGTAAACAAAGGCGACATTGGATGTATTGCCCACCATACAATTCAAGAAGTAAATGGTTCTTTATTTTTTCTATCTAAAAAGGGTGTTTTTGCAATAAATGAATCCGCCACCCTGCAAGAAGTTTCTTTATTTATAGAACCAGAATTTACTAGAATAGGTACTACATATAATTTAAGAAAAGCCCTAGCTTTAAACTGGTTAAATGAATATAAGTATATAATACTATTGCCTACAGAAACAGAATCTATTGCTGTAAATAACCATTTAGATGAAGATCAAAGTCTAATGTTAGTTTTTGATTATGTTAAAAACGCATGGCTTTCTTGGACAAATATTAATTGTTTAGGGGGCTTATCTTTATATAATAATATCCCATATTTTAGTGAGAGACGTAATAGTGCTACAGCAGGGACTACAGTATATTTACTATCTCGCTTTAATAATTATGGTACCTCTTTTGATTACCTAGACCATGCCTCTGCAATAGAAATGATTTATAAAACTAGTTGGGACTCTTTAGGGGAACCTTCTCGTTTTAAAAAATTTTTAAGAGTTAAGGTCTTTACTCTTCCAAATGATAGTTATGAAATAGAGCCCCCTCTTTTTAATCTAGACGTGGATATAGAACTAAATTTTATACCAAACGTCGTAGCCTCCTTCTCCCTCGATTTTGCTGGGGATGCTCTAGGATGGGGAGATGATTCTTGGGGAGACGATTCATGGGGAAGCACTAGCGAAATTGAATTAAAACATAGACTTATTGCAAATAAAAGCCGTTCTTTACGCATGACGTTTAAAAACAGCCAGCCCCTAGAAGGAGTCTTAATTAGTGGATATGAAACGGAAATAGCGGTCCCATATGAAGCTTTTATAAAGGAATAACATGAAGTTTAACCTTAATAATCTAATTGATATAAAGAAATTAATTCAAGAACTTAGCGTAGGTTTAAAACGACTAGATTTTACTTCAAACTTTGAATCTTTTAAAACTTCTGTTATAATACCAGCAGGGACTACCGCAAAAATAAGACACGATCTAGGAGTAATACCCCAAGAATACTTAATACTTAGTCAAAGCGGAAATGGACTAATAACTAGAGACCCCACTACATGGACTGTAGATCACGTTTATTTATACAATAATGGAGCTGTAACAGTAGAACTAACTGTTATATTCTTTAAGTAGAGGTTATATGGCATCTAAAAACGCAGCAGCACTAGCCGATGCATTAAAAACAGATAAGCATGGAGGAGGGTATGATTACGACTCTCTAACAAAAATTATCAATGACCCAGACACAACTCCGGAAGAACGAGAAACGGCTATGAAAGCTCGGGCTAAAAACCCCTGGGCAGCAGGATCTATAGAAAGTGGACAAAGATTACAAGATATTACTTTAGGAAAACGTATAGCTAAAGACTTTATTGCGGAAGGTTCACTT